TGGTGATTTTGGAGCGTAATTTCGACAGATGGCCTTTGCGAATCAACTCTTCGATGCTGACCGGCTCAATCAGATCATCAAACAGCGCAGGCTTATCAGTAATTAGGCCATGGCCCAGGCGGTAAGGCGTGGCGGTAAGCCCGACAACCCGCATTGCCGGGTTGATTTCATGCAGCTCGGCCAGAAGGGTGCGATATCCGCCTTCTTCTTTATGATTCACTAAGTGGCATTCATCAATCAGCACCAGATCAATGTGACCCAGCTCCTTCGACTTAGTGCGTACTGACTGAATCCCGGCGAAAGTGATGGGCTCGCCGAGTTGCTTTTTGCCGATGCTTGCGCTATAAATACCCATTGGCGCACCCGGCCAATGGAGTCGCATTTTCTCCGCGTTTTGCTCAATCAGCTCTTTCACGTGAGTTAGCATCAAAACACGGGTCTCCGGCCACTGCTGCAAGGCATCCTTACATAGAGCGGCGACAACATGGCTCTTTCCTGCGCCAGTGGGCAACACAATGCACGGGTTACCTTCGTTGCCAGCCTCAAACCAAGAGTAGAGTTGCTCGATGGTGCGTTGTTGGTAATCTCGCAACATCATCCCACTACCCTCGCCGTAGACCACTGAGCCCTAATTTCGTTCACCTCAGCATTGCTACAGGCATCAGAGTTGGCCAATAGCTCCTTGCTAGAGTAGACGCCATCCCCAGGCGCACCATTTGCAAGCGTTTTACCCTTAATTATGTAGACGGCCTGCCATTCGCTCGGGCTCTCCTTGCGCTCCCATGGCACCATATCAGGGTGCAAAACGTGCGACTCGCAACCTTTTCGCTGTGCCTCAACCGGGATCAAGTCATCCCATCTTGCACAGTGCCATGTTGAGTCTGGCAGGGCGGAGGCATGGGCGCAGGTTCGGCAGTTCACTTCCTTAGTAGTTTTCGATTTGTGGCAGAAGTCATGCGCTGCACACATCTTGCACTCGTACCAAGTTGGGTTGGTGCTCAGTGGCTCAGGCATTCGGTCAGACTGGGTGATCCTGTGGCCACGATCCACCAACTTTTGAGCGAAATGCAGATCTAATCGCACCCGCTCCGTGTAGATACGATCGTCATCCTTGCAAACTGCAACATACAAGGCTCTGTTTAGCTCAGTACCAAGCATATAAAGCTGCATTTGAGCGTAATGCATCGGCTTCGATTCCTCAACACCCCTTGCTTTAACGTCGTTGAATGACTTCAGTGAATGTGTTTTGAATTCTGCGACGTGGGGGGTTTTCGTGGCTCCAGGCACACCCTTCTCAATCCGAGCATCAATAGAGCCAGATACATGGCACCCAAATTCAACTCGGCTTTGACCCGCCGAGGGAGTCCTGACGTCCAAGCCAATAGCCCTAAGATCATTGATAATTTGCTGTTCTTCATTGTGCCCCCTACGAAAAAGCCGCAAGATGCGGCCCGGAAATTTCTCCACAACAGCCCAGCGAAACGACAACCACAACCACCGGTCACATGGGTGGCCCAGCATTGAGGCACCCAGGTGTGGGCGTGGCTCCCCCTGTCGCCCTTCGTGATGTTGGTCAATTAATGCGGCGATTTGATCTAACTCAGGTATTTGCATATAATGGCCTCGGTCTCCTTGCAGTTGATTAGCCCCTCGTGTGAGGGGCTTTTTTTTGCTTACTTCTTAGCCCAGGGTGGCGCAGCCTTGGCGGGGGCAGGAGCCGAAGCGGCAGGCGTAGGCATAGAGCCACCGGCCAAAGCTTTAAAGCCCTTCACCTCGTTGCCATCTCCATATTGCTCGCTTAACTTAACTTCAAGCTTGATCGACAGACTGCCGCCAATTAGCTGATCGGTGTCGTCAACCCGTGCCAAGCCGATTGCCCGCATGACTTCGCCAAGCTGCTGACGGCCAATTTCCTCAGCTTTGGGGTTTGGGTTCTTGATGTTCAGATTGCCGTAGATCACTCGGCCCTCATGTGTGGGTCCGGTAATGCTGTACTTGACAGCAATGTATTCGCCAGTACCAGCCTTAGTTTCTTTGATCTCAGCGCCGGAGATTGTGGCCGAGTACCAACCGGCCGGTAGGGGTGAAAAGTCGTTGGATGACTTTGGAAGATCAGAGACGTTGAATGATTGTGAGAGTGATGCCATGATTAATTTCCTTTAATGTTGATTAACGTAATTTGTTGCTAATTGTGCCGTAGCCGTAGCCGAAGCCGTAGCCGTAGCCGAAGCCGCTGCCGAAGCCGTAGCCGTAGCCGTAGCCGTAGCCGTAGCCGCTGCCGTAGCCGTTGCTGTAGCCGTTGCCGAAGCCGGAGCCGAGGCCGTTTCCGTTTCCGTAGTCGTCACTGTAGCCGTCGCCGTGTCCGTGACCATCTCCGTCGCCTTGTCCATCGCCGTCGCCGTAGCCGTCGTCGTTGCCGTAGCTGGTGCCGGAGCCCACTGGCCTAAACATCAGAGCCCCCAGCCATACGGCACCGGCACAGAGAACACCTCGGCGCCTGCGGGAATGTCCACACCGTTGGGCATAGGTTTGATCTTGGCCAACTTGTTTTTAGGGTCGGCAATCACGCCATCAAAGCCGATCTGCTCCCATGAGAAGACCCATACAGCGTTGGCCAGCGTGATACGACCATCATCACGGGTCACGTCGCCAGCGAATATCCACCCGCGATCTACAACGATAATTGCTCTGTTCATTTAGTTCTTCCTTGTAATTGAAAAAGATGGCCGTGAAGCCGTGGTTGTGATTGCATCTAGCAGAGGCTCGGTAATTGACTCATGTGCAGCCTTCCAAACCGCCATGTTGATCTCTGGCTTCCATCTAAAGAGGCTTGAGAGGTGTTCGGTAAGTCCGGCTTCCTCTGCTAGTGACTGAAGTTTAGCACTATCTATCTTGTGGTCAATACGTCCGGCCACTTTTATTTCATAGAGTGTTGTTATTTCTTTTACAGTTCCCTCCATATCCTTGGCCAGCTTTAAGGCCTCAAAAAGTTTGTCTTCAGCTTCCCTGCGCCTTGCCGTAGCGCGTCTTTCATCGTTTTTAGCGTCTTCCCACTCTGCTGCAAGTGACTCGATTGTTGTTTTGTTCATCAGTCAATCGCCCACCAAATGTAGAGAATTACCGCCAAGTAAACGGCAAAGATCGTTCCAATTACCCAAATTATGTCGTTCATTCTCCGCTCCATGTGTCTTTAGTTCGGTCTGTGATTCGTCGGGCTCGCACGACCAGCTCAACAAAGCATCGTATCTGCTCAAGAGAGGTGGGGGTGAAGATGCTTTTCTTCTGCGTCGGCCCCACCAATTCCATGCATATGCCGTTCCATCCGGCGTTTCGGGTCATGTTGATGAGTTCTTCGTCAGTCACTCTTCACCCCCGATGCTTTGTTGATCGCGTTTTGAACCATATCCCACGCGTGCTTGGGGATGCAGCCGTCGTCGTTTTCCAAGTTTTGGAGCGCCTCCAGCAGATCGGGTGCAGCGGCGATTAGTCGGGCGTTGGCTTCAGAGCAGACTGCAATCATGTCGATTTGTCCTTGTGCTCCAATGCACCAGTCTTCTGTATTAACGGCGCTTGGATCTTGTGTGGCCACCCACGGCCCTGGTGTGTGTTTGTTCATTCCTCACCCCCGATGCCGTGGGCTCGCTCAATGATGCGAACAATTTCAACAGCGAAGGAAGGCGGGCTGGTGCTAATTAGAGAAGATATCTCCTCATCCGTCAGCGGCTTGCGCTGGTGACTATCTGGATAGTCACTAGGTACTGTTTGACTTGCCAGCGCGGCGCGGAGCAAATCCATCGCGGTGTCAATCTCCCCAGGCAGCGCAATGCCGCCGGGGGAAAGACTGAGTTTGTTGATGTCTTCCAGTACCGCCAGCGCCATCTCTGCTGCTTCTCGTAGTGTGGTCATGTGTTCTTCTCTTTAAGTTTTGCTGCTGTCACTCGGATATAACCAAGCGCTCTATTAGCTGAACCTTTAATCCAATCAATATCCTCATCCGTCAGGCTTTTCCATTCGCGTGGAGGTGGGGCGGTATAAAGAGGTTCAACCCACGAAGCGTATTGCTCGCCGTTTCTTTCAATAAACCTCTGTTGATACTCTTCGTTGTCTTGGTAGTAACGAAATTCATATCCACCCTCGCCATCAAAAGTACGCCACGCCACCGGCTCCGGCTCCGGCTGCTCCAGCACTGCGCGAAGAACAGCAATCTCTTCATCCACGTTTTCTCTTGTCTTCAGATTGTTAAGCGCCTCAAGCGCCTTCTCTGCAGCTTCACGTAGTGTGGTCATACCTTACCCCGGATTCCGTGGGCGCGCTCAATGGCGCGGGCAAAACGTAAAGTGTCGTCATGCGGAGAAATGCCATCTTGAGAATTAACTGCAATTTTTCCAATCTCGTCATCAGTCAGCGGCTTGCGCTGGGGTGGCTTGCACATCTTGCCGTCAATATCCACAAGCCCTTCACGTTCCTCGGGGGTCAGCGGGTAACCGCAGGTGCTGCACTCGATTAGTTGTTTCATTTCGTCCCCCTTGCTCGGATGGCTTTGGCTGCGCGTGAGCCATATATGTTTACGCCAGTTGGTGTGTGCGTGTCGCAGATTGTTTTTTCGGCCAATGCCGCGCAGGCTTCGCGTTCAGCGGCTTCAACGAGTGCGGCGAAGCGCTCAAGCTCTTCCTGCGTGATCGTCCAAAAGTCGTTATGCCACGCGGGTTTCTTGTCGGGGTCGCAAGCTTGCTGCATCAGCTTGATGATGTCGTCTTGGGTCATACATTCCCCCCAATCTTCGCAATGATCGCCCCCAAGTCAGGCCCCTCCCAAGTGCCCAGCTTGCCAGAACGATCCTTGGCCAACCAAAGCCCGTCCGAGTCGCACATCAAAGCGCGTTGGGTATTGCCTTCGCCATCTTTCTCAACTCGCAGGGCCAAAACTTCATCAACTAGATATGGAATTTGCTGAGCTAACTTATTGCCAGGCATTGATGGGCTGTAAAGAATTCGGCCTGCTTCATCTTGAGCCTTTTCGCATTTAGCCGAGAAGTAGATGTGCTTGCCCTGAAGGTCACGAAAGGCGCGCATGATCTCAAGAACTTGCACTTGCATTTCCCCGTATGCCGCTCTTCCGTCTTTGTTGACGCGCTTCTCACGAGCAAGAACAACTTCCGCAATTTCGCTAATTGAGTCAATGGCAATGGATGCAAATTCTTTTGCTTCTGCACTCTCAGAAACAAAGCGATAGGATTCCATCAATGAGTCATAGTCCGTTACTTCAATGTATGGAATGTCAGCGTCCTTGATTGACAGTAAACCGGATTCCGCGCTGATAACCAATGGGGTGGGCAATGTTGGAATCAATGAAGTCTTCCCTGACCCACTAGCGCCATACACAACCATGCGAACACCGTTGTTGTGAATTCCGCTTGTTCGTTTCAAATTAATTGCCATTTTTCTTACTCCTTGCAAGTTTGGTTGATGAAATTTTTGCTTTAGTTTCTTCTGATAAAACTCTACGTCGATTTGCTTCAGATATTTTTAACCTAGCTTCTATTGGCATTTTTTTACCAATTTGCCTTTTCCTGGCTTTTGCTCTTGCTTCATCCGAATGCGCCCTCTTTTTTTTGCCTTGATGTGCTGCTGCAATCTTTGCTTTATGTTCTTCGCTCTTTGGTTTCCCACGTCCAACAGGCCCAGGCAGGCCGCCTTCTTCAATATTGACTAGGTTTTCCTTAAGGTCTTTGAAGCAAGCAATTAAAAATCGCTCATGTTCAAGAGCATCAAGTTCAAATGCCCAATGAGCCAAAATCTCAACTTTAAAATCCGTTTTTGCAACTATGTTTGTCCACCAGAAGTTGCGACCAGTCCTCACATAAGCCCGGCGGCCACTTCCTTTCCCAATGTAAAACGGCTTGTTATTGTCAAGTCGAATGTGCATATATGTGTAAAAACTCATGCGTTCATTTCAAAAAGGCGCCACTGGCGCAGGTTGTTGCGGGGCTTGACGAAATGGGGTGGGCTTTGGTTTAGGAAGCGGCACCCCCTTGTAGGTGGGGAAGGGCCAGTCTTTCATTCTGTATATATGTGTTGGAACAACTTATCTTCGGGTGTGCCTGCTGGGGCGCTGAACTGGCCGAGGTGGATGTAAGCACTGTGCCCCATGATGTACGCCGTAAAGCAGACGCGGCGCTCGCCGTTGAATGTGACGTTGCGAATGTCGGCCAAGCGAATATTGTCGGTTGTTGTGTTCATGATTAGAAAGCCACCCCGTTGTTGATGCAGTCAGCATAGAGTTCGGCGGCTTCTTTGGCCTCGTGCCAGAAGTCGCAAGTGGTGATCATATGATTGCGGCTGGGATAGTCCGTCTCGAACACGCACCAGTACGCACCGACCTGAGCAGCGTACACTTTAACGAAGCCGTCTTTGTGAATGAGTTCCATGTGTCTCTCCGTTTGCTCTGCTTCGTCAGGGAATCTGTTCAAGCAGTGTTGACACTATAACTTGATGGGGTGTACGATGTCAACACCTCAACACAACATTTTTAACATCATGCTCACACTAGAACAAATTCGATCACAGCTTAAAGACCGACGACTCACAGTCATAGCAGAGCGCACCAAGCTGCACCCAAACACGCTGCGGGACATTCGCAACAATGCCGATTGCAATCCGTCTCATAGGGTGTTGGCGGCTTTAAGTGACTACCTGACGGCCTGTGCCCAGGCGGTGCTACATGGCTGATCTAAGCAAGATCTTGGGTGGCCCATGGTCGCCACCAGCCGAGCCGCCACCACTCGCACCCGAGGTTCAG